GTCAAAGGATTTTCGATATTGGCGTTTATTGCCGTTGCTGCGGTTAACGTAGTAGCGCCACCAACCGCTAGAGTACTAGCCATATCAACAGCACCGTCAATGTCTACTACATCAAGGTTAGTTGTTCCGTCAATGTCAGCATCTCCAGAAATATCTAGAGAGCCACCGTCCAACTCACCAGAGATTGTAAGGTTGCGTATACCTGTATAGTCTTTGTTAGAATCTAATATAACTGCTTTAGATGCGACTGCTGTGCCAACGGCTGTTGAACCTATATCAAGAGCATTAAGCTCTCCTACAACGGCTGTAATACCATCTAGAGCGTTTAACTCTGCTGCGGTGCTTGTAACACCGTCAAGAATATTAAGTTCTTCAGGCGTTGAAGTAATTGCAGTGTTACTTGCTGCTGCCAACAAGGGCAGAGTTCCGCTTTGATTCGGAAGATTAATTGTTCTGTCTGCTGTAGGGTCTACAATTGTAAGTGTAGTTTCGTGTGCATCGGCAGTAGCTCCCTCAAACAATACAGCATTCTGGGCGTTCATTGTTACAGTATCAACTACAGTTGTAGTGCCACCAACAGATAAATTTCCAGTGATTGAAAAGTTTCTAACCCCTGTATAATCTTTGTTAGAATCTAATATAACTGCTTTAGAAGCTATAGCTGTACCTACTGCGGTACTTCCTAAGTCTAGAGCGTTTAGTTCTCCTACAACGGCTGTAATACCATCTAGAGCGTTTAACTCAGCGGCAGTACTTGTTACACCGTCTAAGATGTTTAACTCAGCAGCAGTACTTGTTACACCGTCTAAGATGTTTAACTCAGCAGCAGTACTTGTTATAGCTGTAGATGCTAAAGTCAGTTGACCATCAGGTACAATAAGACCAGCACCACCATTAAAGATAAGATCATCGGCAGAAGTATCCCATGTGACATTAGCAGAAGCTGTGTCACCATAAAGAATTACATCATAACCTTGGTCATTAGCACCAATAGTTAATGTAGCATCTAGCTGGACAGCACCATCAATGTCTACTACATCAAGGTTAGTTGTACCGTCAACATCAATGTCTCCTGAGATGTCTAGGCTTGCGAAGACTGAAGTGCCTGTGGCTGTTACAGTACCGCCGACCGTAACGCCGCTAGATGAAGTTGCCAGCCTTTCGTTTCCAGTGTGAAAAAGTTTAGCTACGTTAGCTGCACCCTGAAAATACTGAGTACCTCCAGCCGTTGTTATTTCTACATTGGCCCCACCAATTTTCAGGTTGCCAGTTCCAACGTCTGTTATATAACTGTTACTAGCGTCATGATAAATTTCTAAATCATTTCCCGTACCAAATGTCGCTTTGTCGTTATCAGCTAGTGCTATTCCGCCGTTGGCTGTGATTTTAGTAGTAAACGTAGCTGCACCATCTACTTGCAATGTGCTTGCCATGTCTACAGCACCATCGATGTCAACGACATCTAGATTAGTAGTACCATCTACGTCTACATCGCCTGAAATATCCAAACTAGCAGCAATAATTTCACCACTAGCATTAATAGCACCATCAATGTCAATTGTAGTAGCGGCTATTTGAATCTCAGTATCAGCAACAATATCAAGCTGTCCGTCAACACTAGAGTTTATATAGATTGCAGCATCGCGGAACTGGACTTTATCTGTAGTAGTAAGCTCTACGTTTGTACCACTAGTAGTATTACCCAGTGCTAGTACTTCACCAAAGGTATCTACAGTATCTTGCTGTGCATCTACATAGGCTTTAATAGACTGTTGAGTTGCTAAAGCTGTAGCACTGTCAGAAGACATGTCATCTTCATCTAAAATGTTTGTTACAGTTACACTACCTGTGCCTGATATAGCGTCAAATTCTATTGTACCGTCTACATCTAAGTCACCGTTAAAATCTACATTACCCGCAACAGTTAAAGTTGTAGCCATGTCTACAGCGCCATCAATGTCTACTACATCAAGGTTGGTGGTACCATCTACGTCTAAAGAACCGTTAAAGTCTACGGCTCCTGCGACAGTTAAAGTTGTAGCCATGTCTACAGCGCCATCAATGTCTACTACATCTAAGTTAGTAGTACCGTCTACGTCTATGTCTCCTGAGATGTCTAGGCTTGTACCTGTTAATACACCTGTAACAGTAAGAGTAGAAGCCATATCTACAGCACCGTCAATGTCTACTACATCAAGGTTTGTGGTTCCGTCTACGTCTAAGTCACTGTCAAAGTCTACGTTACCTGTAACTATTAACGTAGTTGCCATGTTCACAGCACCATCAATGTCAACGACATCTAGATTAGTAGTGCCGTCTACATCTACGTTACCGGAGATATCAAGGCTTGTGCCTGTTAATACACCTGTAACAGTAAGAGTAGAGGCCATATCTACAGCTCCATCAATGTCTACTACATCTAGATTAGTAACACCATCAATATCAACATTGCCAGATATGTCTAAGCTTGTACCTGTTAATACACCTGTAACACCTAGTGTACCTGCTACGGTTGCATTAACATCTACATCAAGCGTGTCAATATGAGCTGTACCATCTAAATAAAGGTCACGCCACTCTTGTCCAGAGCTTCCAAGGTCAAAAGCACTATCAGTATTAGGAATAATATTACTGTTTACATCAGCACCAAATACAACATTATCGCTTGCAGCATCACCTAAAGTAAGAGTACCACCGTTGAATGTTGTAGTACCTGTAACAACAAGAGTTCCACCAACAGTAGTATTACCTGTAATAGCTAATGTACCACCGACAGTTGTGTTGCCAGTAACACCTAGTGTACCTGCAATCGTAGCATTAGCATCAACATCTAATGTATCTATATGAGCAGTACCATCAAGAAATAAATCTTTAAACTCTAGTGAGCTAGTACCTAAGTCAATATCTGAATCAGTAACAGGAACAATAGCTCCGTCTTGAATGCGTATCTGTTCAACTGCTGAACCACTGACCTCAACAAAAAACCCCCAACGGTTGTTACTGCTGTCAACTAAAATCTTGTTTAAGAAGTTTTGGTCACCGATAACTTCAATGTTACCACCTTCTCCTGACCCACCATCATGCTGGTGTCCTGTTGTCCCGCTACTGGCATAAGCAAAGGCTGAAACTATTTTATTAAATTCAGTATTAAAAAGAGCCGCTGTGATTGTATCTCCATCAGCAAAAGTACTCTGCCTAGTATAACTCGTACCTGCCATTTTTTATCTCCCTGTCGATGGCATATAATCAATATACATACCGTTTACTGAAAAAGGTGGGTTCTTATCGTCGGTGCGGATTCTAAAACTTACTGAGTATCCACCGCCTTGAACCGCTTGTCGAACTAGAGGATCGTTAGATGCCCCGAAAATAGTGTCGCTAAATTTTGATGTTCCAAAAATAGCGGGTGTTGGTACTGTTGTCATTGTATAGTCTAGTGGTTGAGGGACGGCATCGTCCTCATAGTCGTAGCGTACTCTCAGTACTGGCTCCGCTATACCTTCGGGACTAAAAGAAAGCTTAACGTAGCGCATGTTCTTACGTGTTCCAAAGTCTCCGAAGTCATAGTTAGGTGTTTTATAGGTTGCGCGTATATCGGCTTCAACATTCAAATGTAAAAAAGAATTACCGACATCATGAGTATAAATATAACCTTCGCTATCTCCGTGAAATGTTTTTTCTGTTCCGTCTGAACTAAACCCCGAAGTAACTGCTCTTGCTTGTATTCCAAATGTTTCCGACCATGCAAAGCCGTTAGAAGTTAAAGAACCTATAATGCCTTTTGATTCTTTTGCGGCTTGTGTTAGCGTAGTATAAAATAGCCTGTACTGTGATTTCTGACGCAATACAACGCTGTCTACAATTAGATTTGAAATATCACCTGCAACAGTCTCTACAATACTCTGTATCTGACGGCTGACTGAGCCTAACTCAACGTCACCGATACGTGCTGTACCTGCAATTGTCCGTACACCGTCAGGGCTTAAAAATATTAAGTCACCTGAAACTTCTTGAATAGTGTGATTGTCTAGGCAACCTACGTTTTTAGTTATAGGCTGAACTGCAATAGTGCTGGAATTATTAATATTCGTAAGTTTATAGATACTGTTTTTACAAAATATTACAAGATCAGAACGGAAGCCACGTATACCAATTACCTTGTCGTCTAGTTTAACACTACCTGATCCACTACTTGAAAAACTAAC